TAGAATTGGAAAGAAAAATAAAGGTGATAAAGATTTATCCGATTTTGAAGGAATGGGAGTTTATTCCGATAAATATAAATGTCTGAATATTGGTAATATTAGAAATGGAGTGAAAGGAGAAAGATCTTCTTTAGAATTTCGTTATCCTTCAGGATCTCTTGATCATATCCAGTTCCTTCTTCATATCGTCCAAATCGTTTGGTTAGTCCGTCAATCATGGGTCGATCGTCATGGTAGGAAAGATTCAGATAAAGTTTCGGATAATTGGTTTTTAAATAAAGGATTTCAAAAGGATTTAAAAAATGAGGGAGTGAAAGGATATAGATTTATGTCTCGTAAAATTCAAAATTCGATTAGGGGGAAATGGTTAAAATATGAAAATCCTTCTTTGAATTATCATTGGGAAGATATTTTTGAATTATGGGAAGATCAGGGAAAAAAATATGATGAAAATTTTTAAAGGTGTCTTTCATTCGGTCGGTCGTGTTTTATGTCTCATCTTTTCAATTTATCTATATTTTAAAATTGAGAGTCTGATTTATAATTTTCTATATCCTTAAATTAAATCTAAGGGGGGGGGATAATATCCCCTCCTTTTTTTTATCTATATGTCTTCATTATCTATTATCGTTATAGTCTAGAATCCTTTAGAATCGTTTCGTTTCTAATTTGGGTTATAATGTCCAGTTCAATATTTAAATCGATTGTCGTTTATCTCAGACGGCCTAGTGTCAATTTCCTGATATTATAGTTTCCGTGTATCCTTTGGAGGTCTCCCCTAGGGTCGGTCAAAAATTCCGTTATAGGGGGGGTGTATATAGCTATGTTAGATGCTCGCCCAATTTCCATCTAGTAAAAGAGGCATAGATGGTTTTGTTTAAAAAAGGCTTTTGCCTAATTTTGCCTAAAAAAGTCGACCCTGTAAAAATAGGGTTTTTGGTCTTCAAAACAGGATTCAGGCGTGGTAAAACTTGCCTTTCACCGCTCCTGTGACCCGAAAAAATTTTCAGTTTCGCTAAAGCGAAAACAGATGCATTGTTATAGCTATGAGATTTTCAGGAAGAAGAGAGCTTGTAACCAGTGTTCAAAGAAAGTTAGGAATAGTTGCCGATGGGCAGGATGGCCCTGTTACTTGGAGGTCGATTCATTCTGAGATTAAAGGTGTTGGCAGGAAGCCTTCATCATCTAGTAGTAGTATTGGTGAGGATATGGTTAGGTTGGCGAAGGAGGAAATAGGAGTGGAAGAAGTTGATGGTACAAATTGTGGCCCTAGAGTGGATGAGTATAAGGCTGCTACGTGGTTAGATTCTGATGTAGGATGGCCTTGGTGTGCGGCATTCATCTGTTGGTTAGTGAGGGAGGCGATTAAGGATCAAGATGTTTCATTTAAAAGACCTCAGACTGCGGGGGCGTGGGATTTCGAGAATTGGGCGAAGAAGCAAAAAGATAAAGGGGTGGTTTTGTATAAACCTGTAGGTGAGGTGCTTAATGTGAGTGTAGATGAGAAGCCTTATGTTCGGGCGGGAGATATAGTGGTGTTTAGATTTTCCCATATTGGTTTGGCTATTGGGGAGCCAACGAATAATGGGTTTGTTTCAACGATTGAGGGGAATACGAATGGAGAAGGTAGTCGTGAAGGGGGGGCGGTATTAGAAAAGAGCAGGAGGCTTTCGAGTATCAGATCAGTTATCAGAATTTCCTAAAAAATTTCTATGGGTTCATTAAAGAAGAGAAGAAAGACTAAAATTAATAAGCATAAGTTGAGAAAGAGGAGGCGTAGTACTCGTCATAAGAAGAGGTTGAGATTTAAGGGGTAGTTTATCAGAAATTGTCATTAGGTAGGTAAATATCGGTATAATCTTGTTGTCCATAAATAAAGTATTGACATTAATATTATAGATGGTATTATCGTTTCATGGATAATTTAAAAGTCAGCCGTTTGGAGCCTCTTATGAAGGAGGGGGATATAAATATTTCAGATAGGCTTAATTCAATAATCAAAAAGTTAAGACACCATATTCCACCCGTTGCTCAAAAAGAGTATTTTAGGAAAAGGTATCAAGTGCCAGATAGTCATTATGATCCAAGGCTTTATTCAGCTACAGAGGTCATGACCATGTTGGGTTCAAATCAGCCTAAGACCTTCACTGAGGGGGTTCACCAGTGGACATTAAAAAATGCAAGTGAGGTCAATTATGATTCAGATGGGGAGGTCTTTAAAGATCCTGAGACTGGGGTTTCTATTGAGGTTGATGTTGGTTTTAATGCTAGAGTTATAGATTCCGCTCATAGGGAATTGAGCCGATTGGAGTATCCAACTTATTTCATTGATGATCAGACACTTAAAATGCTCGACAATTCAGGTATTGCTGATGGTGTAGATCTTACTGAATTGATATTTCCCTTACCTGCCATGCAGATAGTTTTCCCAAAGGGTGCTTTCCCTCTAAACAATAATGAGAATAGCAAAATAAGACCCGAAGATGATAAGAAGATTTTAAGTGGAATAGATGAAGAGTTGGCTTGCCTTTCTATTACTAGAAATTTTGAGTACCGTGACCAGTGGTCAGGGAAATATAGCTTCAATCCATCTTTAAATGATGAGCTTTCTTTAAATTCCAAGCCTTGGACTGAAGTTGAGGAGTTGTTAAATTCTGGGAAAATGAAATCTTGGGGATTTAATCCAGTAAAGGGACAGATAATACCCAATATGACAGTTGTAGCTGTATTAAACAGCGGATCAACTCTTGTGAGCAAGTCTCCTTTAGCAGGTGAAGGCATAGAGGATATAATTCAAAGAAATAAAAATATGTTTTATGCTGATGAGATATTGCAGTCTAGGTATACTGAAGTAGGAGAAAAACTAGGGGAAGAGGCAAGGTTGCAAGCACAACGATTGGATGTGGACGATATTACAAACATTGTGGGGATTGCGATTAAAATGCTTTGTTTTATGTCCATGAAAAAAGATGAGTGGATTAATACAGAAAAAATTGTAAAACCAGCCCGCTACAAAAAAGGGAAATTGCGTGAAGAGGAGCTTTGGAGCCCTAATTTCCTTGGTAGGAAGTTTGGAGATGCGCTTAGAGAGCAGGGGTATGAGCAGAATGAAGAAAGGGATGGACGAAAGTTAAGGTATCACTGGAGGCAAGGGCATTTTAAGGGTGTCAGGTATGGGAAAGGCAGAACTAAGAAGAGGTTGGTTTTTGTGGAACCTTATTGCGTGAACCCACCAGAGGATATTTGATTTTAGATAAAAGATGGTCAACAATACCAAAGAAATGAAACAACAAGATATAATAGATAAAAGATATAAGGTCACATCTGACGATATCTCTCAAATTCGTAAATTAAGAGAAAAAGGACTCTCTTATGCTAAGATTGCTGAAAAGATAGGAGGAATCACATGGGCTACGGCTTATTATTGGTCTAATGATGAGCAGAGAGAAAAAGCTCGTGTAAAAAATGCCAAAAGAAGGCACACGCCAGAAGAAAATAAGGCTAGAATTGAGAGAGATGTGAAAAGAAGAAATGAAAGATGGGAGGCTGATCCAAATGCAAAGCTTGCACATGAGATTCGCTCTGCTCTTTCTGAAAAAAGGGCAAAAAGAAAAACCGTTAGGGGGATGCCTCTTGAAGAAGCAAAAAAACTATTGGAAAGTGGCGAGCTAACTAGCCCAAATTCAAAATTTAAATTATAAGATGAAGTACGAGCAAAAAACCTTACCCACGACCGACCTTAAGCCATCCAGTTATAATCCAAGGCAGATTTCTGCAAGTGATTTTGATTGTCTAAAGGATAGCATATCAAAGTTTGGCATGGCGGAACCAATATTAGTAAATTCAAATCCCACAAGAGAAGGGATAGTTATAGGCGGTCATCAAAGATTAAGAGCTTGTATGGATTTAGGTATCAAAGAAGTTCCTTGTTTTCTAGTAAATCTAGATGAAAAAGATGAAAGGGAGTTAAATATTCGATTAAATAGAAATCATGGAGAGTTTGATTTCGATTCATTGGCTAATCATTTTGATGCAGGAGATCTCATGGATTGGGGTATGACTGCTAGGGAGCTTGATCTTGATTTAATATTGCCTATAGATGGCGAAGAAGAAACTAAGACTAAAAAGGAAAAGAAATTTGAATATAAAATAACATTCAATAATGGTGATGAACTAGATAAATGGTATGATTTCATCGCTGAGTTAAAACTTTCCTCAGATGATGAGGAATATCCAACTATCTCACAGAAGATAATAAATTATATAAAAGAACACCCAATACAAATATGAATGAGTTAACGATACGAGGCGAAGTCCACGATGCAGGAGAAGTAAAAGAATATGGAAAGAATAATTTCCGTAAACATGAGGTTATCATAAAAACAGGTGATGACCGTTTTCCTAACACAATTCCAGTGGAATTTATAAAAGAAGCAATAGATTTTTCAACTGGCTTAAAAATTGGCCAAGAGGTAGAAATTAAGTGCAGGCTTAATGGAAGAGAGTGGGAAAAAGATGGAAATATAAGGTACTTTGTAAGCGTGCAGGGTATGGAGATCAGTTTTGCAAATGACTCAGCGGAAACTGGTGATTCTCCTTTTTAGTGCACTAAGTAACAAAAGAGGGGGTGTGGGTTGGTAGTTCGCCTACACCCCTTCATTACCTAAAATTAATCAAAACTAAATTTGACCCTTTTTCCATTGGGTTTATAAATGGGGGGTAAGGGGGGTTAATCCTCTTACAAATTCTAAAATACAAAACGAAACAAAAAGAATATGAGTGCAAGCGAAAGCGTAGAAGAAGTGCCAGTACACGAGCAACTGTTGATCCAAGCTCGAATGCAATGGGAAAGCGATGCAGAGCAAGCCCTTGCAGCTAAGATAGTTACAAAGATAAGAGATGGTGCCGACCCAGAGATCGAAGAGCCTTTGATGACGGTTTGGAATGCTGCTGTTACAGAGTGTGTAAAAGAAATCAAAGATTTACCTCCTTACATTTATACCGCCCTCTAGATCCATGCCTGAGATAATTCCAGAAACAAGAGGCAGGACTCCATTACCAATAGGAGTGAAGAAGAAAATGATTTCTACTAGGATTTCACCAGAAGCTCTTGCTCATTTAGAGGAGCATATTAAATGGAGTAAATCGGAAGGAGTTAGATTGTCTAAGGCGAAAGCACTTGAAATAGCAATTTTTAGTCTAAAGACATGCGAATCTTAGTTAGTGATGATGGTGAGGTTTTTTATTCTATTAAAAAAGAAGAGTTAACTAGTTCAGTTAGTAAACAGATAGAGAAGTTAATTCTTAGCAAAAAAGAAGGAAGACCTGTAGAGAATAATCTTTTCGGTGAGCCAGTAAAAAAGGTAGCTAAAAAGAAAAGAGCAAATTCGGCTCCTTATGCAGAGATTTATGCAAAGGCGAAGGAATATTTCCCTGATTGGAATTTCAGAACCACCACCGATAAAAGAAATAGAAGAATTAGAAGGCTTTGGAATGCCAATGGTAAGTCGACTCTTATATTTGAAGAGTTATTCAAAATGGCACAGGCTAGTGATTTCTTGAATAGTAGAAATGGCCATAGCTTTAAAGGGTCATTATCTCTTTCATGGATCATAGAAAGAGCAGAAGAGATTCTTGATGGTAAATATACCAATGAAAGAATGGAATGGGCATTGCAATCTAGTGGGGATTTAGTCGATGCGATTGTAGTAGGTGAAGGAAAAACAAGAGTAGACCCAAGTCAGTGTAAAAAAGTTGGCTTCGATGAAGTATCTGGGTTGCCTAAATATATAAGAATATGAAAAAAGCAAAATCGTTTCGTAAGAGATGGAAAGAAAAAGCTCCACAAGATTGGAAGCTTCATTGTGATAAGCTGTTTGAATTATCTGCAATGAAGGTGCACTGGATTAATCCAGAAACTGAAGAGCTTGAGCCATTAGGAGAGAATTGGAAAGCATATCGTGAAGGACTTCAACATGGTTGGCAAAAAGACAATTTCGATATGATGGCCATTCAAATTTGTCATTCTATCTTGAGTGATCCTCGGTTTATGAAAATTTGCGAAGAAGAGAAGAAAAATGACTAAGGAAGAAAAAGTAAATAAGTTTATGAAAGATTGGAAAGCGAAATACAATCCTTTCGCTCCAATGACGGAAGACTATTATTGGGAAAACGAAGAAGAGATAGAAATGGAGCTATTTGGTTGGGTTGTGGAAAACTCAACATTCACGAGGGAAGATGGTACAGAGTTCAAAATGCATCCTTATCAATTCCTTCAATCTTGTGAACATATGTCAATGGAAGATAGAGATGTGTTCATGAAGGCAATTTTTGATGAGTGCAGACGTATTTTCGCAACAAAAATATATCCTAATTTTATAAAGGAAGAGGAGGGTAAATGAATGCAGATGAAGTAAAACAAGAATTAGCTAATAATGCTGAAGGGGTATGTCGATTATTGCTTCCTAATGGTAATAGAAGAGCAAATGAGTGGCACATAGGTAGTGTAAATGGTGAAGCAGGGGGTTCGATGCGAATTCATCTTGGAGATGGCAAGGCGGGATTATGGGCTGACTTTAGTAGTGGGGAAAAAGGTAGCAATTTACTTGAGTTGTGGAGAGTTGTTAAAGACATCACTTTCAAGGAAGCTCTTGATGAAGCAAGAGATTACCTAGGTGTTCGCAAGGAATACCATATTAAGCCCGTAAAGACCCCTGTAAGGCCTAGTGAGCCAGTTGAGGTTCCAGAATCCAGAGTTGCTGATGAAGCTCATTCTGATAGCGACTGTGCCTTTTATTTAATGGATGGGAGGTCAATATGCACAGAAGCCTTAATCGATTATGATGTGCGATTCAAAGGAGACACTATTGCTTTTGTGTATTATGCCGACAAGGAAAGAAGTGATGTGGATATGATTAAGTATATGGGGGTTAGGAGAGAAGATGGTAAAAAGAAAATATTCACATCTAAAAATTCTAAAAAGACCCTGTTTGGTAAACATACAATAAGCGATGATTGCTCTACATTGGTAATTACCGAAGGTGAGTTAGATGCCATGAGTTATTCTTGTGCAGGAATACCTGCAGTAAGCGTGCCTTTTGGAGCAAAGTGGGAAAGTGATAGTGGTTCTGACCCAAATATGGAGTGGATTCAGAATGATTATGAATTTCTAGAAAGATTTGCGACTATTGCAATAAGTATGGATATGGATGATGCAGGACGAAGGGCTACTGCGTCTATTGTCAAAAGGTTGGGCGCGTCTAGGTGTAGAATAATAGAGTTACCTAAAAATGATGCCAATGAAACCATGTTGGTGGAAGGATTGGATGCTCTTAGGTCTGCTTTTGAAGATGCCGTTTATGTAGATCCAGACAGTTTACACGGAGTGGAAAAATACAAGGCAGATGTTCATGATTTATTGTATTCAGATGTGGGACACGGCTTTCCTCTTCCTTGGGGAAACATACCGTTTCATATTAGAATGAATGAATTAACTGTGGTCACAGGATTTAATGGATCGGGTAAGACTATGTTACTGAATTATTTATGTGTTTGGTTTGCCAGTCTTGGACAAAGGGTTTGTATAGCTTCTTTAGAGGTTCCAGTTAAAATGAATCTTTCATATCTCGTACGCCAAGCTATGGGAAAGGAAACTTTAACCGAAGGAGAGTTTAATCGAGGAATGGATTGGCTTGGTAAAAGTTTTTGGTTTTATGACCATGTTGGTCAAGTCAATGCAGATGATGTCTTGGAAACCTTTGCTTATGCATACAAAAGGTATGGGGTGACTCTTTTTATAATTGATTCATTTATGAAATTAGGATTTGGAGTGGATGAATATAATAAACACAAAGAGTTTATGGACAAAGTTACTGCTTTTGTAAATGAGTACGATGTCCATGTTTTTTTAGTTGCTCATGCTAGAAAAAAGGATAGTGAGAGAGAAAGGGTTGATAAGCATGATGTAAAAGGAGTTAGTGAAATAACTGATGAGGCGCATAATTGCATTACTTGCTGGAGAAATAAACAAAAAGAAGAAGAGGTTTATGAGCTAAAACAAGCTGGTGATGCAGATAGCCTTGACTTAGCGGAAGATATTATTTTGGCAAAATATGACGCACTTATGTCAGTTGTTAAGCAAAGAAATGGAAATGGGGATGAACCTCACGTGAAATTGTGGTATGGAAAGGGTAATAGACAATATTATGGAAGTGGGGATAATTCTCCAGTTCTTTATGTTAGGGACTAATTACTATGGATAACACAAAAGAAATATTAGCCGAAGCAATGGGCATGCTTACCAATGGTAAGTTTGAAATCTTTTCTACAGAAGACAGAGGTGCAATTAGTCACCAAATCATTGTTGAACGTAGTGAATATGGGAAAGTTTGTGGATCAAAGGGTAAAATGATCCGAGCCATAAAGCATATATGGGAAGTTTGCCTTGCAAGGGGTACTGATGTTCCTATCAGAGTTAATTTAAGAGAGCCGAATAAAGGATTTGCTGAAGGAAGAAGTGCAGAAGTGCCTGCTGATAATTTTGATGAAGAGGATTTTGCAGAGCTTATTGAAGAAGTAGTATCGCTTGTTTGCGATGTGAGTGTAAATTATGAGAAGATAAATAATGGGAATAATTATACTCATGTTTTCTTTATAGAATTAGATGATCCTCCAAAGTATTTAGGCGATGAGTTTAAAGAGGCGTTTAATGTTTTATTTCATGCTATGGCAAAAGCCAACGGAGGATATATAAAATTTAATTTTGATGGATAAAGAAACTGAAGAAAAACTAAAAGACGGCAGAATAAAAATATTATCACCACTTGAGTTTCATTTTCAAACAAGTGAAAAAAAAGATGAGTTCTATTTGGTGGATTTAAGCTATAATAAGGGAAGTGGTGCTTGTTGGTGTGAAAATTTCAGATTCAGAATAGAGCCAAAGTTAAAATCAGGAAAAATTCTTCCTTATGAAGCAGGAAGTCAATGTAAGCACATCATAATGGCTCGGTTAATACTTGGAGATAAAGTAATTAAAGCGACTATAGAAAAATTATCAGGCTAAAATGCGAAGAAAAAAGCCTCTGAGACAAAAAAACCCCCTGAGAAGAAAAACACCACTCAAGAGATCAGGTAGGTTAAGACCTTATTCGCAATCTCCTAAGAAAGTTGCTAAAAGAAAGCTATATGAAAAAAACCGAAAGGAATATTTAGCAGAGCATCTTAACTGCGAAATATGTGGCCATAGTGGCAGAAGAGATCTTCATCATAAAGCAGGAAGAACAGGCAAAAGTCTGAATGAAGAGGGGGAGATGGAGTTTAATCTTACAAACAAATTAACCTTCATGGCTGTTTGCAGAATTTGTCATGAATACCTGCATAGAAACCCTAAAGAATCCAGAGAAAGAGGGTGGTTAGTTAGAGGTTGAAGAATATGACGCTATACTTTACTCTTTACTATGGCAAACATAGAGATAAAGAGGGGTCAACAAACTCAGGTAGATTTAAAGTATACACCATCGGGCAGTAGTCATACTTTTAATTTTTATACTACTGATTCTAGATATACAGCCACTCTGAAGATAAGAAGAAAGGTTGGGACATCAGTAACAGATGATTTAATAGACACTTTAAATAGTGTTACATCAGGCAACACTCAGAACACTGCGGGGCGCATAAGGTTTCCAAATGTTGGAAGTTCTAGTACTGCGTCAAATATTATGCTCAGATGGGAGACTGCTAATTCAGCAGCTTTACCAAATGAGGCTATTACAGTTTTTGGCGATCTCAAAATTAAAGATACAGATGAAAATCCTGATGAGGTTATACATTCATTTAGGCTAACTTTTGATATATTACCCGAAATTATCTAATGTCCAATGGATCAGCAACTGTTACACAAACAGTCAATACCGTTACTGTCACACCACCTGCGGCAAGCACTCTAAGTGTAACTTCAACTTCAGGAGGGGCTTTAGTTCTATCTGGCACTCAGGGCAGTGTAACGGCAGTAACTTTATCTCCAACGGCAGCAAGTCTTACTTTAGCGAGTTTATTTGCCCCTCTAAATAGCCCTCAATTCACTGGCGTTCCCATTGCTCCAACTGCATCAGCAGGAACAAATACTACTCAGTTAGCCACAACTGCTTTTGTAACAGCGGCAGTAGGTGGAGAAAACACCGTAGCTGAGATGAATGATGTTAACATCACATCTCTAGCAGATAATGAGATTTTACAATACGATAACTCTTCCTCTAAGTGGATAAATCAAACTCTCACGGAAGCAGGAATCCTTCCCCTCGCAGGAGGGACGATGACTGGCAATCTAAAGTTCAATGACACCAAAGTGCTTGAGCTAGGAAGTCACAGTGATTTACAAATCAAACATGATGG